CATGCATATTCTTTTGTTTCTGTCCTTTTGAGTTGGAGAAATCTCCCAGACCCACACCCGAAGGTGATGGAAACAAGAATATACGTGGACAAAAGTAAACAGCAGACCTTTCAGTACTTCAGAAAGGCCAGGAGTAAAAGATCATACTCTACACCTGTTTTACTTGCGCATTTTTATTGGGCAAGATCCACAAACCCAACACGTATGCACGACGGATGTGAATTAAGATTCACGTTCGAAGCCAAAGGGTTGTTGAAGGTTGAGACCGCCACAAAGACTATCACTAGCCAAGTAGCTGTTCCAACAATCAACTTTATCCTCACCCTTTAGAGGATTGAGTTTGAGTCTGGAATCGTCTTCCCTCATCTGGACAGGATCCAAGAGGGGCTCTTCTTCATCAAAAAGTGAATGGAGCATACGAAACCAGGCTGACTCATCTGTTAATACAGGTTCGTCAGTCAACTCAGACTCGTCTGTTAGATCAGGTTCGCTTAGGTTATATACAAGCTCGGCGGTCAGCTCTGTATTATACCAAGTTGAGAATCCCGAGGGATCTTTCAACCTGACCTGTTGACGAAAGTTTGTGATGAATTGATACAGTAAACGTTCTTGTATCAATTTATAGAATTCAGGCTGCACAAAGTGCAACTGAATCTTCACAGACTCTAAGTCTGGCAGGTCATGAACCATGATCGATGTATCATTAATAATATCTCGAAACATCTTCCAGTTCGAGGATTCGGAATTCAAAAGTTTTAAGAAATTCCGGTGTTCCCTAATAGTTAATTCAGGGGACCCATATGATTCATCATCAACAGACAATTTTGGCAGTAAAAGAGATCTAAATCTGTCCATAACCCGTTGATTCGGGTTTGGAAGACCAGCTAAGACCTTATCGTCCTCTAATTCTAAATAGGGAGCGTAGATCGGCTGGAAGTGGACAAATTTAGCGAAATCTTTTTCCGCCTTAGGAAATACCTTTTTCCAGAGTGTTGCAAAGTAAACTTCCTTGCCAAGTTTCTGATTAACCTTACGGCCAAACAGGAACTTACTGCCAAGACCCCCATGGGAACGGGGGATTGACAGATTACAAGGAGTGTTTTGTAACTCTAAAAAGTTCTCACGGATGTAAGCACATCTAAATATGTCTTCATAACCGTAGAACTTCTGGAAATCTGCAAAGGTATCTCCAAGAGGACCTCCATTGCGTCTCAATAGGCTAACTTTTCCGGTATGGCGAATTGTCATTTGGTCAACTTCACTGTCATAAACAAACAGTTGCGAGTTGACCGTACAAAACGTCTTATCAATAAAGTTCTTACCTAGAGACAGGGAGAGTCCAATACGAGGTGCATTTACCTTCCATCTCTCGATAGCTTCATGCGATGTATAAGCAACAATATCGTCGCCATTTACAAGGAAAGTACCAGGTTCAATACCTGAATACTCAACTATGAATGCATTAGCTAAACAAAGGAGAGGGAAAGAAAGCAAAGAACCCATCAACTGTCCTGAGTTCTGAATTCCACTAGGGATTCCAGAAGAATCAGGATATTCTAATTGATGAGGTCCTACCTCGTAACGAGCCCACCTCTTTGTGGGTTCGTGATCTATATGTTCCAGAATACCTTCCATCAGGGCTTGAGATACCCACATAGGAAGATTATCTGTGGCTGCTGTATAATCACCAGACAGCCAAATTCCATCTGCTGTATAATTATAGATTCGGTTAATTTCAGATTCCATACTCTCGAAAATCTTATGAGAGTTCGGAGTTTCTGAACCGAAATCAGTATTCCCAGAGACCCCATGGGTCAATGAGAATTCAGGGAAGGACCTAAGAGATTCCCACATAGCCTTTTGAAGGGGCTGGAGGACTTTTAGATCAGCTTCACCTGCTGTAATACAGCGGACTTTGAGTGGTTCAGCTAGAGGTACAACCTTTGTTTTAGGTATACCCTCTGGCGGAAGAATTGGAAATTTGACATACGTATGAACGCCCGGTAAAAAGGGTGAATCATGGATGTCAATATCCAAATCATAATAACCACTTTTGGTCCTTGATGTGAATTGAACACTATTTATTTCCTGGACCCACGATCCCGTAAGATGTTGTCTATGATAATCAAGCCTTTCCTTCAAGGAAATGCAAATCTTATCGGCAACATCATAAACAGTATGAACTGAGGGATCAATGGGGGAAGAGAAGAACGACGAACATTGGTAGTAACCAGCTTTGTTCACTACCCAACCGGATGAATCGCGCTGAACGGGCAGAGGAACTAAATCCTCAGCAAGGTTATAACAACCCTTGCCTTGCTCGTAAAGACGAAGATCTGGTATTATTCGTTGAATTCGACCCTGATAGATCTGGTAGGACGTCGTAAAACGTCTCCAGATCGCTCGAGGGTCGGCCGCTATAGTAGCATCATTCCGAATCATCGGACTTCCAAAAATTAAATTAGAAGTCACAATGATGATTGGCGATGTGAAATAACGGCCCTTCTCTTCCAAAGAGGCCATAGGAAGGATGTATGGATTTGTTGAGACAAGTTGGCAGAACTCCCGGATATCATCCGGCTGGTCCACAGCTTGTCCAAAGTCATCTAGCACCACAATAGGTTGGCCGTTATAGCCATCCCAATGTTTTGTAGCACATGACCTTGAATAAATCCGATCATCCATTCCTAATCTAGGAAATAATTTATTACCCACTAAAGAGACGAGATTCCTAATGATTGTGGACTTTCCTGAACCAGGAGGTCCAAAAAATCCAATCACAAGGGGCTCAACTCTGTTATTACCATCGAAGCTGAGAGGATCCTCCCCGCGGATTAGGGCTCCTGTACTGGACAATTGTCCTAAGGAGCCACCTTTCTTACGGGGATTCTCATAACAAGCTCTCTGATTCGGTAGGACCGTCTTGTCAAATTGATAAGACTTTCCTATAATAGAACCAACCTTAGAAGAAGCATAAATCTTCAACTTTTGGTAAAGTTCCGAATCACATGGTATAACGTCTTCATCAGATCTGCACAATCCTGACCTGTGTTTCCGTAGACCATCAACCAAAAAACTTGGTGGGACTACGTGGCACAGGCCTTTGGATTGTTGCAATGTAAAGTAAAGTTGAACACGGGAATTCCTGTCTGGACATCGAGAAAGAGCAAACTTCTCGATACACTCAGGCATTAAAGGAAATCCATGTTCTAAGAAACCTTCAGGGAGTTCTTGATCAGTATTAACTGAAAAACTCCCACAAAAGGATAACTTAATTAACTTTACAAGATCCTTAGACTCTACATTCTTCGGAAAAACACGAAGAAAATGAGTCAATAAAGACAACAATGGGTAATTTCGAGAGGTCGTGATTGCAGCAACACGACCTCCTTTAAAGACAGTTGAACTATGGTATGGCATCTCACTTAGAAATGTCAATAATCCATGGTAAACTGCCAAAGCGCAACCGATGGCGTGATCTAGGTTATCTTTGTTCTTTGAGAAGTAACACTTCTTGAACAAACCTTGACCTTCGATTACGAGTGATTGTATACACTCATCTCTCTCGAGACGAGCCTCAATGATCTTGGAAATAAACTTATCAAACTTAACAGTTCGATAGTTTGGGATCTTATTCCCACATTTCTTTCGTTCATCTTTGGTTAGTTCAAATTTTGGACTAACGTATACATAAATCTGTTTACCTTTAAAGGAAACAGGTATAGGCTTCGAACGTGACGGATCCTGAAGAACTTCTAGGAACTTCTGGAAACTCACATCCTGCCGCAAGACCTTTGGATTACAGACTTTAAATAGTCTGTGCTCTAAAGAGTCTTCTACGTTGCATAATGCTTTATTCTTATTATTAGTAATATTGCACCGCTTTG